TACAAGCTCGGCGCGACGGGCAACTCGTCCGTGACGGAGCAGGAGGCGTGCAAGAAGGGCGAGGGCAACGCGCCCGGCCCCGCCACCTACGAGGGCAGCGTGACGCCGTTCTGGTACCTCGATGCGGACGGGAAGCTCATCGAGGCTGACAACGCCGTGTGGGACCTCCTCAAGGAGGAGGGCGCGACCGTCTACATGTTCGAGCGCGAGGGGAAGAACGCGGCGGACGCGTGGCTGGCGGGTGACGAATACGAGTACTACGAGGTGATCCTCGGGACTGCCCAGCCCCCGTCTGACCGTTTCGCCGGCTACATCAAGCGCACCGTTCCCCTGTTCGTGCAGGATCACCAGCATGGCGTGGTCGCCGCTGCGTGACAAGAGACGCCCCCGCCGTCAGCCGTCCTCCACTGGCGGCGGGGTGCACCACCATCTGGGGGACTCGGCTACACACTTGGAGGACATGATGTCGGCAGCAGATGAGATGGAGGCCGCGACGCCTGCGGCCAGCAGCACAACCGAGGTCGAGGCGGCGGCGCTCGACCCGAAGACGTTCGACCTGGCGGCGTGGGTGGATGGGATCACTCCCGTCCGTCACGCGACCAGGATCTATGGGCGCGGCGACCTCGTCGCAAAACTCGACCTCGTGAAGGATCAGATCATCGCGGCGAAGACCGGGCGGGACTACGAGACGGTGAAGGCTCTGCGGGATCAGGGCGGCGCGATCCTGGACGCCCTGGAGGAGTCGGCGCTGGACATCGTCGTGGAGGGCTGGTCGCCGTCCCGTGTCGAGGCGTTCCAGAAGCCCTTGAAGGCTGAGGGCCTGTCGGATGAGGACATTCTGGTGCGGCAGACGGTGGCGCAGGTCGTGGAGCCCGCCGGGTTCACGAGTGAACTGTTCCAGTCGATGCTTGACGCGCTTTACCCGCAGGCGATGCAGGTCGTTGCGAGCGTCGTGGCGGCGAACAATCGGGCTCCGGTGGTGTCTATCCCTTCCTGACGGAGTGCTTGGATCAGCCCAGCAATGCGTGGCTGGTCCAGGCACTCCGCACCGCGAAGTCGTGGCACACGCGGCCTCTGGAGTACCTCGGAGTCCCGCGTGACGGGTGGGTGGACGAGGACCGCCTGTTGGCCGGAGCCCTCGACGAATACGAGGGGACCAGGGTCGGCGCGTTCGGCTACCCGAAGCGCCTGACCGAGGGAGACACGGAGGGCTGGTTCGAGGTCGCGGAGCGGCAGGACAACGCTCAGCTCGCTTACGACCAGTGGCAGGCCGACCACAAGGACAAGCACTCGGCGCCCGGAATGGTGCCGAGAGTCATATTCACGGGGTGATCGGCGCTCCGTCAGTATTCGACGAGTCCGCTGCGCCGCGTCCGCGCTCCAGGGCGCTGATGTAGCGGGCCTGGAGGTCCATCGCCGTCTTCTCTGCCTTCTGCGCCTTGATGAGCGCGAATATCGAAATGACGAATGCCGAGATGATGACGAGGAAAACGACTGTGCCGACGATCGACATGGGAACGCTCCTGCGGAATTGGTGATGATGCTCGCGATCATACCCGCCTCGGAGGACCGGTTGATGACGAACTGAATAGTGAGGTGCTGTGATGAGTACGAGATCAATCTCGGTCCTCCTCAAGGCGAATGTCGCTGACTTTAATCAGCAACTACGTTCGGCGTCGAAGTCGTTGGAGGAGCTGGCGGCGAAGGGTGACAAGACGGGGAAGGTTGCCGACACGTCGCTCGGCCGTCTCGCCCAGTCTGCGCAGCTCCAGAAGGAAGCGTGGAGCACCGTCTCCACGGGGCTCCTGACAACATCTGCCGCCGCTGGTGCGCTGGTCGCCGTCGCTGTGAAGAAGTTCGCTGACTTCGACTCGGCCATGTCTGAGGTTCAGGCGGACACGCAGGAGACTGCGGCCAACATGGAGCTGCTGCGCGCGGCGGCGATCCAGGCCGGGGCGGACACGCAGTTCAGCGCGACTGAGGCTGCTGGGGCGATTGATGAGCTGGCCAAGGCTGGTGTGTCGACGGCGGACATTCTCTCTGGCGGGCTTGCCGGAGCATTGGATCTCGCTGCGGCTGGGAGTCTGGAGGTGTCGGATGCGGCGTCGATCGCCGCGACCGCGCTCACCCAGTTCAAGCTCAAGGGCTCAGATGTCTCGCACGTGGCTGACCTGCTGGCGGCCGGTGCCGGGAAGGCTCAGGGCGGAGTCGAGGACCTGGGGATGGCTCTGAAGCAGGGTGGCCTCGTCGCCTCTCAGACGGGCCTCAGCATTGAGGAGACGACGGGCGCGTTGACCGCGTTCGCGTCGGCCGGCCTGATCGGGAGCGACGCCGGCACCAGCTTCAAGAGCATGTTGCAGCGGCTCACCCCGCAGTCCAGTGAGGCGAAGGCCCTCATGGATCAGCTCGGGATCAGCGCCTACGATGCGTCCGGGAATTTCATCGGATTGGCGCAGTTTGCTGGAAACCTCCAGTCTTCCCTGTCCGGGCTCACGGTCGAGCAGCGGAACTCCGCGATGGCCACAATCTTCGGCAGTGACGCCGTCCGAGCTGCGAACGTCCTCTACGAGCAGGGCCAGACCGGCATCCAAGGATGGATCGACAAGGTCAACGACCAGGGGTACGCGGCACGTGTAGCCGCACAGAAGACAGACAATCTGCGCGGCGATGTCGAGCGCCTCGGCGGGAGCTTGGAGACCGTCTTCATCAAGAGCGGGTCCGGAATGAACGACATGATCCGCGGCCTCGTCCAGGGGCTTGAGTCGCTTGTCGATCGCTTCGGCGCTCTCCCCACACCTGTCCAGCAGAGTGCTCTCGCCGCCCTCGCCCTTGTCGCGGCTGGGACCGGGCTCACTGGCATGGCGATGAAGGTCATCCCCCAGATCTTGGAGATGAAGACGGCTCTCGATTCTCTCGGATTCTCCGGAAGCAAGGCCGAGACTGTCCTGAAGGGCGTCGGGAAGGCCGCTGGCCTGGCCGGTGCCGCTGTCGCGCTGTATGGCGGCCTCGTCAACACGCTTGACAACAAGTGGCAGGAGGAGGCGCAGGGCGTCTCTGATTTCAACAACCAGTTGAAGACCACTGGGTCGATCGACCTGAGCGCGGCTTTCAACGGCGTGTGGTCGGGGTACTGGCATGATCAGGCGCGAGACGCGAACGAGTTCGCGGAAACCCTCAAGGCAGCTGCTGACCCGTCGATCGGACAGAAGTTTGACAACTGGCTGACCGGACTGAGCGGAAGCGTTGACACGGCGTCCCTGAAGGCTCAGCAACAGTTCAAGGCCATTGGTCAGACGCTGGCCGAGGTGGCGGCAACGGATCTTCCGTCCGCGCAGGAGCAGTTCCGCGCCATGTGGGAGGAGGCTGGCGGGTCGGACGAGGCTGGCCGGCGCCTCCTGGAGGTCATGCCAGCCTACAAGTCGGCCCTGCTGGACGCGGCTACCGCGTCAGGGGTCGCCCTCGACGACACGAACATGCTCGCCGCGGCGAACGGCGACCTGCAGCTCGCCACCGAGGGGAGCACCAGCGCCTCACAGGAAGCTGCTGACGCTATCCAGACTCAGGCGGACGCACTGTCCGACCTGATCGACGCCCAGAAAGAGGCCGCCGACGTCAACATGTCCGTGGACGAGGCGCAGGGGGCGTGGGCGGAGCAGTTGGCGACCAACGCTGACGCCGTCAAGCAGCTCACGGGCTATGTCGACGAGAATGGGAACGCTGTCGCCGGACTCGGCACCGCTGTGACCGAGGGCGGGGCCGCGTGGGACCTCTACTCGGAGGCCGGCCGACTGGCGAACGACACGATGCTGGACACGTCCAAGAAGGGTTGGGACGTCATCCAGTCGATGAAGGATCAGGGCGCGTCAAATGCTGATCTTCGAGCGCAGATGCAAGTTACCCGAGATTCGTTCATCCAGACGGCCACACAGATGGGGATGAGTCAGCAGGCGGCTGAGGCGTTGGCGGACGAGTATGGGCTGATTCCTGATCGCGTTGTGACAACGGTTACGGCGAACGATCAGGCCACGTCGAAGATTGTTTCGATTAGGCAGGCTCTCGCGAATATCCCCAGCTCGAAGACGATCACCGTGTACACGGATCACGTGCAGCTCGGGCGAATTGGCAACGGTTCTACCGGAAGCATTTTCGCAGCTGGCGGCGCCGTGATCGGCCCTGGGACTGGGACGTCTGATGAGGTGCCGATCTGGGGGTCGAATGGTGAGCACATGTGGACGGCGGCGGAGGTGTTGGCGGCTGGCGGTCAGGGCGCCGTCTATGCGCTGCGTGCGGCTGTGCGTCGGGATGGTGTGGCGGCTGTCCGGCGGGCCATGGGCGTGGGGCTCGCTGGCGGCGGCGCTGTCGGCGGCGGCTCGGTTGGTCGTGTTCCTGTGTCGATGTTGGCGCCGAGCGTTTCTGTGGCGGCGCCGTCTCTCACGGGCTTGCGGATCGGTGGGACTCTCGCGATGCGCAAGGACGGGCTGGTGGATCTGATTGATGGCCGGATTCTTGCGGCGGATGTGTGAGGGGGTTGTCGTGTCGGTGACAGCGTGGGTGGCGACTCATACGGGTTTGCCGAGTATTTATAGTGCGGATCCGGTGCGCGTGACGTGTGGTGGTCGCGTGTTGGCGGATGGGAGTGGCCCTGTGCTGCTGTCGGATGCGCTGGCGGCCCCGGGTGTGCCGACCGTCTACCAGGTGGGCTCGGAGACGGTGACGCTGACTCGCCGGGATGACGGGCACATGCTCACGGACGCTCGTGGTCGTGGGCGCGTGAGTCTGGCGTGGCTGGGTGACGACGAGGACGAGTGGGACCCGCGCATCGCGATGTTCGACCCGTCTGGCGTGCGCTCTCCCGTGTCGCGGTGGTCCTTGCGCCCATCGACTCCGACGGGCACGTTGCAGGCGCGGACGCTGGCCGGTCAGACGCAGGCGATGCGGGATCTGGTGGGTGCGGATCATCGTGGCCCTGTGATCGCTGTCCACTCTCCGCGCGAGTGTCAGGTGCCGGACTGTGACATTCCGCCGGTGCGTCTCGTGGTGGTGGGTGCGTCTCAGTCGCAGCGGTCTGCTCGCGTGGATGTGGCGGCCCGCTCGTGGTCGCTGCCATGGCGTGGCGTTGACCCGCGTGAGTCCCGCTTCTCCGGCGCTGCCCCCGTCGTCACGTGGGGCGAGTGGGAGGCGTACGGGGAGGCGTTGCTGGCAAAGTGGGGGGTCGCTGACAGCACGGTGGAGGTGCGGCGGAATCGGGCCAATAGGCCCGCAGGCACCAGTGCTAGTCTGAGTTCGGGAGACTTGGGGTTCTCGCCTCGTTGGCCGGGCAATGGCGGGTCTCAACAGATCTCACTCTTGACAGACATTCAGGGGCCTGCTGGGACGGGTATCACTACAGCCGTTCGCAAGACATGGACTGTTATAGGGGAGCATCTTCTAGATGTAGCTTTTTCACATGCCAGTACCGGTGTTAATGGTTACCCAGTTACCCCAGGCGAGGTATACACTATTTCATCCTATTGGCGAGTTAGCCGCTACCAAAACTCCTTGGATACCAATCAGCTTCGTGTCGACTTTTACGACTCGTCAGGAGCACGTGTATCCGAAATTCCCGGGAGCAACTATACCGGTCTCATTGTCGCAGATGAATGGAATCGCATTTCTGTGACAGTTACAGTGCCAGAGAAAGCGGCGTATGCAGAGCCTAAACAGATAGTGATGTTCACAGACAACACCTCTCTGCAAGTAGGCGACACGCTGGACGCAACGGGCCTGCTCGTGGAGAAGTCCTCTGTTCTCGGCCCCTACTTCGACGGCTCCTACTCACCGGACCCGGACCTGACGCCCTCGTGGACGGGCACACCGAACGAGAGTGCGAGTGTGCTCAAGGTCGCGTCGGGCTGGCAGCACTACTCGGCTCTGGACTTGGCGAGGGACATCGCGGGAATGCCCGCCTGACCTGCTCTCTCCGACAACTACATAGGGGGTGCCATGCGTCCTGGTCCTAGCGATCTGCGCGGCAGTGTGGGTGTGGGTGCGCGCGTGGAGGTGGTGCGTGGCCGCGAGGTGCTGGCCACGGATGTGCCGGTGCAGGACGTGGTGGTGGATGCGACGCAGGACAGGGTGGTGCCCACACAGCTCACCTACACGGCACCGCGCGACTGGGTGCCGGAGCATGAGCTGAGTCCGCTGAGCAACTTCGGGCAGCGGTCGCACGTCTCGATGGTCCTGGACGTGGACGGCACGCCTGCGACGGTGGAGATCGGGTGGTTCCTGCACACCGCGTGGGAGGAGCAGGACGACGGCGTGCAGGTGACTGCCGTGGACCTCATGCAGACCCTCGTGGACAATCCGCTCGATCAGCCGTCGAGTCCGCCGTCTGGCGCGTCACTGCTGGGTGAGCTGCGTCGGATGTGTGCGGGCGAGTCGGGGACGGGCCTGCCCGTGGTGCTGGATGATCCGGTGGACCGCAGTGTGCCGAGGACGACGCAGTATGGGACGAATCGGGCGGAGAACGTCCGGGACCTGTGCGAGTCATACGGCCTGGAGTACGCGGTGAAGCCGGACGGGTACCTGCACGTGTGGGCTCGGCGGGACGGTCGCAAGCCGGTCGCTCACTACAGTGCCAAGGACCTGGGCACTCCGGGCACTGCTGGCGTCCTCCTGGATGCGCCCCGCAAGAGTCAGGACCGCAGGCCGAACCGGTGGACGGTGGTGGGCACGCAGGGGTCGGGGGATGACGAGCAGGTGTTCGTCGCGAAGGCGAGCGCGACTCAGCCGCCCTACGACATCGCGGGCTACGGGATCGTGCGGGCCCGCTACGAGATGAATCAGGCGACCAGTCAAGCGCAGGTGACGGCGGCGGCGCAGACCTACATGCGCAACGCCATGATCACCAGTGAGACGAGGAGTCTGGAGATCCCAGCAGACCCTCGCTTGGAGCTCGGGGACATCATCAGCGCCCAGACCGACACCGGGGAGATGCTCACCGGTCGCGTCACGGCATACAGCCTGCCCGTCAGCGAGCCTGACGCGCGCATGCGAGTGGATGTGGGGGTACTCAAGTGGTGAGGCCGAACTTTTGGATCGACAAGAGGGTCGAGCGGGAGCGGGCGGCGTCGACTCAGCTCACTCAGTCGGATCGGGCTGTGGTGGGTGTGGTGTCGGGGACGCACGAGTCTGACCCGGTGTCGATCCCCGAGGGCTGGGTGGAGGTGACGATCCCAGGGTCGCAGGAGCCGCCCGTGGTGGTGCCCGCTGACGGTGGGATCACGAGCCTCGGCGCGGAGGTCCTGTGCAAGAGGGACTCGTCGGGGCGCATCACGAGCGCGTCCACGCCGACGCGTCTGCCTGCGGGAGCGGAGCCTGTGGCCGTGGGGGTGACGGGTGAGTGGCTGGCGGGGCTGGATGCGCTCACAGCGACACTGGACGGCGCGCAGGGTGAGCTCAGTGACGCGCAGGCTGCTCTAAAGGCACATCTCGCTGAGCTGGGCATCGACACGGACAGCGTGACGGTGACGGACGAGCTGTGGGCAAGGCTCGCGGTGTTCGTGCAGATCACCACGCAGCAGCTCATTGCGGGCGGCGCGAAGATCACGGGCGAACTCCTCGCAGACGTGATCCAACTGGCGACGCGCCTCGTCGCAGGCAATGTGGAACTCGACTCCACGGGCCTGCACAACTACCGCACCACCGTGGACGGCAACCGGCTGGAGGTCCTGCGCTTCGGCGTTGACGGATCACCCGACTACCTGCTCGTCACGGGTGCCGACGGTGCGACCATCGCGAGCATTTCCGACGGCGGTGGCGCGTCGTTTTCCAGCGTGGACTCCGGCACCAGTCTCACCTACCAAGGGACGGAACTGTCCGACCTGCTGGCCGATCAGTCGCGGGGGATCGTCGCGTGGGGCGGTGGCTGGCCGTGGGGCGGCGACGTGACCCACACGCTGTCAACGGACGAGTCGATCTGTGACCTGACCGTGGACCTGGATGCTGCGCGCATGTACTCCATCGGCGTGGAGCTGGGGTGGACGTCGGGCAACGATTCGGCGGCGCTGGATGCTCGCATCCGGATGACGAGCACGACTGACGGGACCGCACCGGCGTCCCCCACGTCGGGGACGGACATGTGGGGGTCCAGGCGCTTCTCCGGCCTCAAGTCGGGGCAGTCCCGGCAGGACAGTGTGCATGGCTGGCAGTTCCAGCCGTCCACGTCGGGCACGTACCGGCTGCTCCTGTCCGCTGCGCCAGCCTACGTGTCCAATGGGGCCACGCTGTCGTACACGACCGCCATCCCCCGTATCTACGTGCGCGATGAGGGTCCGGCGCTCCCCCAGATGACGAACGCGAGCAGCGTCATCGTCCCCTCGGGGTCTACTGCGTCCACGCCGTCGGCGGTGAAACGCTGGATCCGCGACTACTCGTGCTCATGGGGCCAGTCATACCGAGCAGACGGCACCATGTACTCCGGAATGGACCCCTCTGTCATCCAGGGCTATGGGGGTGGGCCGGGGCGCATGGGAATGCTCGGATTCCAGACGATGACCGCCGACCTGTCCGGCGCGAGCATCAACGCCATGTACGTGTACCTGTACTTCCAGCACTGGTGGAACAACGCTGGCGGCACGGCGGTGATCGGCGTCCACGGGCAAGCATCCAAGCCGAGCACCTACAGCGCATCTGATGGTGTGGTTTCGCGCTCCGGGTGGCCCAACCCTGGTGGCCTGTGGGTCCCGCTCCCGTCTCAGGTGTGGAACGGCTTCAAATCAGGCCAGTACCGGGGTGTTTCGGTGCGCGCACCGGGGGACTCCACGGCGGCCGAGTACTACGGGTACATCGACCCCAGCAAATGCAAGATCCGCATCGACTTCAACAAGTAATGGGAGGGCAAACTGTGAGTGACCTGTTGAAAGTAGCGCGCGCCACACGCGGGGACACATGGTTCGGAGAGCGAGTGAGAGCCGCGTGCCTCCTCACCGACACCACCTACGACGGAGAGAGGATGCTCGCCCACATCGCCCAGGCGTGCGTAGGCACCATCAGCGTGGACGACATGCAGACCGTGGACACCAGTGGCGTCCCCGATGATGACATCCTCGCCGCCATCCGCTCCTACACGCCGGCGGTGACAGCATGAGCTCTACCCACTGGAAGGGCGTGCCCATCCCCGCCGCAGGGGATGATCTCCTCGCAGCGTGGCGCGCCTACACGGACGCGGCTGGCATCATCGCCACGGCCTCGTCCGTGGCAGCGGCGCGCACCGCACTCACCACAGCAGTCGCCGCCGGAGCCGCCGTCACGCCCACCACGCCCGCGTTTTTCATGATCGGCGGCGTCGTGTACACGGCAGACGGCACGCAGACAGGCGGTGTCTACAAGCTCGCCCCCATCAACGAACGCGAGCTCGTGTCCACCCCATGCACGGACACCAGCACGTACACGTACGCCTCCGGGATGGGTGCGTGTGTCATCGCCACCAGCACCCTCAGCATCCGCCCCTATGACCGTGTGGTGGAGGTCGACGGGTGCGCCTACGGGTCCGTCACCGGGTCAGTGGACCTCGGCATCCACATCGGCACCAAGCACCGGTACGTCCGATTCTCCACGGGGCAGAACACCGCGGCCCTGCACCTCACGGAACGGGTCGCGGCAGGCGCGGACCCCGGCATCAACCTCGTCGTCTACCCGCGCCTGTCTGGCTCCAGCATCGCACTGTCCGGCGCCACGGACTACGTGGGCCTCGACGTGGCAGCCAGCCCCGTCACCATGGCCTGACCAGCCGCCACCTACACGCGCCCCCCTGCCACACCGGCACGGGGGTTCACCTATGCCCCGAGGAGGGCGCACATGGCACTCAACATCTCCATGGCTTGCAATTTCGCGGCCATCGCCGTCCGAGACTGGTCCCTCGGCTACGGACAGGGCACCGGCGTGGGCGGGCGGTGGGACATCCGCAACGGCGGCGCCGCGGACTGCTCCAGCCTCGTCGCCTGGGCACTCAACCAGGCCGGGCTCACACCCGCACTGGGGACGGACACCTACACGGGGAACCTCCGCCCACGCCTCGCCGCCCACGGGTGGCAGACACTCCCCGGCACCACCACCCCACAGCCCGGTGACGTCCTCCTCTGGGAGGGCCACCACACCGCCATCTGCGTCGCCCCCGACACCCTCGCCGAGGCGTGGATCAACGAACTCGGCACAACCATCGGTGGGCAGCCGGGCGACCAGACAGGGCAGGAAACCCGGCTCATCCCAGCATCCCAGCACCCCGACAGGGGCAGGTGGACCCACCTGCTCCGACCCCCCACCACATCATCTCAGGAGGATGACATGACACCAGAACAGGCAGCACAGCTCGCACGCATCGAGGGGTACCTCAAGGTGCCGGGCTACCCGTTCGGCTACCCGGCGGCGACCCACAACGCGCTCGGGTCCCTGACCGTCAAGATCGCCGCACAAGACGCCGCGATCCAGGCGCTCGCCGCCGCGAAGGGCACGGACGGTGCGGCGATCACGAAAACCATCCAGGACGCCGTCGACAAAGCCCTCGCCGACGTGTCCATCACCCTCACCGCCAAGGAGAACTGACATGAGCCACTACACAAGCCGCACGTTCTGGACGGGAGCCGCCGAACGTTGCGTGAAAACGTTCGCTCAGGCTGTCCTCGCCGTCCTCACCACCGGCACCGTCATCTGGGGCCTCGACTGGACCAGCGCCCTCGGCATCGGCGCCACAGCCGCCATCGTGAGCCTCCTGACCAGCCTCGCTGACCCCGACCGCGCCGACACCGCCATCGCCACCAGCACGGCGACCACGGAGGCGTGACCATGGGCGGGCCTCTCGCGCAGATCGACCCCATCGTGTGGGTCGCACTCATCGGACTGGCAGGAGTGCTCGTGGGCCACGTCATCACCGGGTGGAGCAAGAAGCAGGACCGGGATCTCGCGGCCCTCGACGCCACCGTGCAGGCGCTGCGCGAGGAGGTGAACCGCCTCACTGAGAAGGTCGGCGTCCTCGAAGGCAAGCTCGGTGAGGAAGGAAAACGCTACCGGGCCGCGCTGCGGTGGTCGCGTGACCTGCACGCCACCATCGACGGCATGATCCCCCTGCTCCCTGAGGGCGTGGGCCGGCCGCCGATCCCGAACCCGCCCGACATCATCCGCGACGACCTGTGACACGATCCCGGATCGTATACCGGGAAATATACCGCCCCCACCTGAGCTTCGGCCCGGGTGGGGGCGGTTTCGTGTTTCCCCGCTTTCGCGGGGACTGGCCGGACCTGGCTTCGGCGCGGTCTTCTCTGGAGGGCTCACCCCCACGCCAGTGGGGACAACTGCTCAGCCATTCCAACCACTCGGCTCACCCCCACGTGAGTGGGGACGTGACCTAGGTTACCGCGTGGCGTGCTCGATTTGGGCGACCCGCTGCTGGGACAGGCCCGTGATCTGAGCGATCTCCACCTGCGTGATGCCCACCGCTCGCGCCGCCCGGATTGCCTCATCCCGCCGGGCGATGGCCCCGGCCGCCGCCCGCTCGCGATGCGCGGCCTCGCTCACCGCCCGCACGAGATCCCGCCCCTCCTCCGTAGCCACGACGGTGTCGGCGGAGGCGAGCTCGCCGTCTGCGCGCAGGTCCTCGCTCGCCCCCGGTTCCTCGGCGAGGGCGCGGTCGACCTGGCCCGAGGCCAGCGTCTCCTCCCACCCCTCAGGGCGATCGATGAGGCTCCCCGCCGCCCGGTAGGCGTCGGCCAGGAGTCCGACCAGCTGGTCGCGCTCGATCCCGCTGCGCGCCCCGTCCCGGATCACGATCGGCAGGGCCGGGTCGAAACCCGCGCTGCGGGCCGTGGTGCGCGCCGACTGGAGGAGGCGCCGACTGATGAGCATGCGCCGCGTCTCCGCATCGACGCGCTCCCGCTCGATGCGTAGGCGGGTGCTGGCGATGAGCCTCTCCGCCTCCCCGCGCAGCTCCTCCAGTGTGAAATCCTCCGGGAGGCGCACCCGGTCGAGCTCCCCGCCCGCGTCCTCGATGCTGAGGATGCTCAGGGGGCGCCCGCCTGGGTAGAGGTGCCGGTAGCGCACGGTGAGGCCGCCTCCCGCGTCGCAGGTGGTGGTGCCCCCGCGGTGCTGGTCGACGGCGGCGGCCCACTCGTCGATGTCCTCGTAGTCGCTCATGATGCTGCTCCTCTCAGGTGGCGCCCCGGCCCCCACGTGGGGGCCGGGGCAGGGGGTGGTCAGTAGCAGTAGACCGGGGGCTCGTAGTTGGCGTAGATCTCCCGGTCGTTGGGGAGGTTGCTGGTGAGCAGCTCGCTCCTCCGGTAGCCGTCCCCCTCGGCGTCCCACTCGTAGATGGTCGCGCTGGCGGCGATGTAGTAGACCTCGGGGTCCTCCATGGTGAAGAGGGCCCGGGCCAGGCGCAGGGCCTCGGCCTCGGTCTGCACGTAGTGGTAGCTGACCGCGCCGGCCTTCGACTTGTACTCCATGGCGAAGGGGGTGGCGGGGGTGGTGGTGGTCGTGGTGTCGGTGGTGGTCATGTCGTCCTCCTGGGACTCGGGGCTGGGGGCTGTCCTCCCTGCCTGATGACTCAATACTAGCACGCTTGTACCCCGTTACAAGACGGGTAGTACACCTCTAGGTCACAATCCGATAACACTCCTCGCCCCACCGCTCAGTCGATGGGCCTGCGATCGCGACCCACGGACCAGCGAGCCCAGGGC